CCGGAGGACCCGAAACAATCATCGCACGAATGTCGCTGTTGATACAAGCGGCGCTCATTTCGTCAAGGATTTGAAAACGAGTAGCGATGCGGTCCATCGCTTCTTCGTCAGTTTCAGTAACAGTTTCAGTCGGAGTAGCATCACCGTCGAGAAATTCAACATCGCTAGTATCAGCAATCTTGATGCGAACTTCGTCAATGTTTACAGGGAAAGCGCCGTCATTCTTGACAGTCACGAAAGTACCCTTCTTACCAGTCTGAAAACCCTTGACAAGAGTAAACTGGCTGTCGATGACCTGATTGTTGCGATATTCACCTTGCTTGATAAGAATGCGAGACATAATGATTCCTCTGTGCTGTGTTGATATACTAGTTATAACAAAATGGGCACCCGAAGTCAACCGAAAAATGACCTCGGGTGCAAATTTTTATCCGTTCAGTCGTGACTGAATTTCAAGATAGAATTGATTGTACTTTGCGATACGGTCAATGTCTTTCTGCGTAACGCCCTTGAGACGACGGATATCAGTGTTATGACGAAGGTCACAAGACTTAACACGCATTGCATCAAAGTTAGCAAAAACCTCGTTCTTGTATTCATCGTAGGTCTGACCCGGCATCTTAGTGAGGACCCGCACAGCAGAAATAACCCGCGATGTGCATCCGATATCCTTAAGGTCTTGCCACGTAGTCTTTGTATCTTCAATTACGTCATGAAGCAGTGCGATACACTGTAGTTCTTCATCGTCGGTCTTGAGATAATGCATGACCTTAAGTGGGTGAAGAATGTAGGGGTTGCCGCCTCTGTCAAACTGACCTGCGTGAGCGTTAGTAGCGAGAACTAGGACTTTACCAAGAAGTTCACCTTTTTTCATAACTGCTCCTTTCTCTATCTATAATTAACAATAGCAAATTACAGAAGCTATGTCAACCGTTTATTGTGGTTTATCTTTGGAAATTGATGAAATCGCAGTCAGTGCAAACGACGATACCACCAATACCAAAACTGAAACTACAATACCAAACGATGCGATGAACCATTGTGCGGAAACAATGACGACCGCTACTGTTGCAATCAGGCTGAATAGTGCAAGAATGGTTTTGACTAGCAGAAAGATTCCGCCTGACCATCTGTTTGCTGTTTCGCCTAACGCTGTTAAAAACTTAGAAACGAACAATTTAAATTGTTCACTGTCCCAATTGCTGTTCATATTGAGTTATCTCTTCCTTTAGTTTGAGTTTACGCTTTTTTAATTCTTGGATTTTTAAATCATCAGCGTGAGTATAAACAAGCTGATTTATTTCCAATTCTAAATGATGATGCTTATGCTTCAATTCTGCAATGTGCAGTTTTAGTTTATCGCCCTTCATTATAGTTCCTCTCAATTTTCAGATATTGATTGTCCACGCCTTAGCAACGTAAAATTCTAGATTGTCTCTGCGCTTCTTTTCAAGGAAAGTACTGACATTCAACTTGCCAGACTGAATGCTATGTTCCCAAAGATTTCTGACAGGGTTGTGCTTTTCTACTTCAAGCAGAATACGAGTGTCGGAGTCATCCTTAAACCAGTATTCATAATGACGAGAACGCTTCTGTCCATTATCAGCTTTGGCAATAAAGGTAAGCGCAATGTCTTCCCTATCACGCTGTCTAGCAGTACCGAGGTCTTTGTGTTCTCCTCCGAATATTTCAATCAATTGCATATCATATTCGTAGAAGTAAGGCAGCTTGTAGACCATACCAACAAAACGTGAAGTGAGAGTATTAGGAGAATTGTGTAGATACTGCATCAAATCAGTTTTAAACTTAGTGAAGTCATCGCCGCGCAACTTAGCCATAAGCAGCTTAGACATGTAATATGACTTGACTGATTCCGCAAGTACACGATCCTGATCGGTAATTTTATTTACAATCTGATTAGCGTGTTCGTTTAGAGACCAATTAAGATATGATATGGAATCGCTTTCTCGTGACTCCTTTATCAAACGATAAAGAGTGCAACTGATTAGCAAAGGGTCTGTCGTAAAATTATAACATACTTCGATATCTTTGGGTTCCGAAGTATCAACTAATTCTTCCCATGTAATTGCTGTCATATTTCTCATAGTGTTCTCCTTACTATTTCACACTATACGAGTTGTTAAAAAATAGCAATAGACAGGTTACCCAATAGTAACATCTTCCATGCCGGCTGTTCTTAGACGCACGATATGACCAAGCTGCCATTGCTTTGCGTCAATTCCTTTAAGTATGCCCAACCATTTGTTACGTAGTAGAGCAACTTCATTGATGAGTACCTCAAAGTCAATTACGTCATCCTCACCCTCTGCATACTTTTCAGCATCACGCGGAGTAAGTTGTCTGTTGTAGTTTTCTAGGTACTTCTTGAAATATTTTCTTTTGAGTTTTCTCAATTGAATATTGAGGAAATTGAGTACCGCTTCAATCTCTTGTAGTTGATTAAAGCGATACTCCGTGACACCGGGTAGTGCGGCAATGTTCTTTTCAACATTGCCGTACACCTTAACGTCATTCTTTGCGGAAATCAATTCATTCTCGTAATGAGTAATGAAGTCAGGAATGTGACTCAAATCCTGAGTGATTTTGCCATACCAAGTCATTAGTACTGATCGTCTTCTTCATCATCGTAATAGTCGTAATAATCTTCTTCATCAAGATCATCTTCATACTCGTGAACTAAACCAGATTCTGGAGTTTCTAGGTAAAAATCAAGTGCATCCTTGATATCCTTATCACCTCTAAAAGTATTCTTAATCTCAATTGCAGAGTAATCTTCTTCTACGAGATAATTAACCAGTGTTTCAGCAGCGCCATCAACGTCGCCAGCCTCAATACTTGACTTTAGAAGCTTCCAAACTTCACCGATTAATCCAATACTCATTCTGCCACTTCCTCTTCTTCAATCAAAGCGGCATTCTTGCTTGTAGACTTTGCTTCAAACTCATCCATGATTGTATCAAGACAACCATCGTCATTTGCTTCCCAAGCCTTACGGAACTTCTTAATGATAGAACCATCAAGCTTAGTGTAAACGAGGCTGTTGCCTTCCTTAGATACCATACCCATTGATTCTGCCATGTCAAGCATACCTGAGTAAGGGTTCATACCAGTTTCGTATGGAATCTTAATCTGAACAGATTCAAACGGCTTTGCGTAACGAGTCTTCATGACCTTACAAGCACTGCGAATACCACGAACGTCACTGACCTTGTTGCCTGATTCATCTTCCTTAAGCTTAAGCTTACGCATAGCTACAACGATTGACGAAGCATAGATGAAGCCCTGACCACCTGAAATCTTATCGTCAGGATCAAACATGTCCTGTGACGCATAAGTGTGATTAGTTGCTACAAGACCTACGTTGTTCGAACCAAACATGTTTACACAGTTACGAACAAGTGCAGTCAATGCCTTAGGCTTACGACCCATGTCACCCTTCATATCACCTGCTTCGAACTGATTAACATCAGTAGGAGTGAGCAACATGCCGAGCGAGTCAATGACGAACAGAACCTTAGGCTTATCTTCTTCATTCAAGGTCTTGTAGCCTTTCATGAATTCACTGATAGTTTTCGCAACGTCATCAATCATTGCCATATTCAACTTGAGGAGCTTATCCTCAGCAGTGTCTACGCCAAGAGCGTGAAGCCAAGCTTCGTCAAGTGCGTTTTCGCTGTCAATCAATACAACGTAGATACCCTGCTCTTGGGCATGACGAACAAGGTTGCCCGAACAGATGTAGCTCTTACCCGAGCCGGACTCTCCAGCAAAGACAGTAACTTTACCAAGAGGAATGCCCTTATTAAAATCTCCACTAATTCTATAATTGAGTGCATAATTACCTGTGCTGACCCAATCAGTAGGGTCATTAAATCCGATACTAAGGCCGTCAATAGCCTTAGTAATGTCCTTGCGGAACTTACTAATATCAAATGGCTTTGCCATGTTTTCTCCTGTTATCTTACAATTTGTTTTAACTTATCACCTGGTGAGGTTTTTTCAAGTAATTCGGGACTATTTTCTGCTAAACCATCTAAGTGCATATCCATAGGATAATGGCGTAGAATCGTTCTAGCACGATCACGAATGATACTCGGTACTCTAGGTGTTTTGCCAGGGTCGCAAAGTTCTTCTAAAAGCTTTCTACTTTGCTTCAAGGCTCTATATCTTTCATCTGGTAATGTCATAT